TTGTATTGCTTAGCAAGCATTTGTGCTTTACGAGCTGACCATTGACCTGCTGCCCCACCTTTGCTTCCTGCCTTGATCTTAGCAAACAGTCTTTTACGCATTGTAGGTTTAGTATAGTTTCCTGATGCATTTACTTTTGATTTTGTTTTAGATGCTGCCATTTTACTATCCTAATTATATGTTTCTAACAGGGTCATAATACTCTTCGACAGATATCATAATATCCATAGTGTTTGTAGTTTCACTATACGCTAATACTTTATCACCTGCATGTAAGTTAAAAAACCCACCATTGACTAAGTTATTAACAGAGTGTCCTGCCATACTTAAACCATTTGCAATATAATGATACTCGTTATCATCCTTGTGATAAAATTGAACATATACTTTTTTACTTGAGTTACTATTATTACTTAAGTGTAGATATCGTACTATAGCACTAAAGTTATTTGGACAAGTATATAATACTGTAGCATTAGCATCTGCAGCTGTAGAAGCTACAAGATAACCTTGAGTATGAAACTTAGTATTATCTAGCCTAGCCATACTACCACTTAGCCTTATCAGCCCAGTAGGCGGCACTCATTTTACCTTTAGCAATATTCTTGCCATGTCTAGCTTTAAATGATGCTCTCTTCTTTTTCATTCTATCAGACTCACCTGCTTTAGGTTTACCTGCAGTGCTAGCCCCTTGCTCACCAAAACGAATAGTCTTAATCTTGTCACCAACTTTAGCAACAACAACATGAGACTTTTTAGGGTGGCTAGGTGTTCTTTTAGGTTTATTAAAACCTGATACACCTGCTCTAGCTAGTCTAGGGTCTTTCTTTGGTTTCTTATCAGCCATACTAATCTTTCTTTTTAGCGGGTAGTATAAATACAGGTTCTGCTGTAGATACTTCTACCTTTTCTGTTTTAACAAATCCAGCTCTATCCATCAAGTCTTTAGCAGCTGTCATCTTTTCTTTAGCACCTAGCATATCTACATCGCCCATTACTTTAAACATTGTATATGCAGCCTTAGTAGAAGACTGTGCTATAAACTTACGAGTAAGGTCTGCTATCTCGTCTACTAGAGAAGCTGTAACTGATGAAGTTGGAACATTATCGGAGTATCCAGCAAGTTTCTTTGCTTTCAAAGGATCACCCTCTGCCTGTTCAAATAGAACAGCTAAGAATAACTCTTGTTTTTCTGTGAGGGCTCTTTTTGTCATATTACACCTTTACCCATGCTTCATTTATATCTAAAGTTTCTGGGTCATCTGCTATAAAGTGACCATCTTCGTTTCTAGCTCTTTTATACTTAATCTCTTCTTTAGCTTCTACTTGACTTACAATATCTACTATTTCCTTAATATCACATATAAAAGAACCATAGGGGTCTGTGACACCTACAACATCTCCTCTAGAAGTAACTACTTGGTCAGAAGACACAAAGTACCCAATACCTTCTAGTCTACTCTCGTGCTTTTTTAAATCCATTACTTACCCCTTTTATGAGTACCTGGGTTAGAAGCACCGCATACGACATATCCACCTTTATTATACTTACTAGCTTCTGCTTTACGTGAAAAACTACGATTAGTGCCTTTAAGTTGAACCCTTAAATTCTTTACAGAATTATCTTTAGAGTTACGGTTTTTATGGTCAACATCCTTGCCATCACCTTTTTTAACTAGTCCACCTTTTTCTAGCATACGTCTAGCTGCTTTACGCGAACGATTAGCTGCTAAGTCTGATTTAGGCGACTTAAGTTGAAGAGCACGCTCTCTCTTGTAGTCTCTTTTATAATTAGGTGAACTAGGCATTATCAAACAAACATATTGAAGTAATTACTGTACCAGTAGTTAACTTTAGTTTTACGGATATAGACGCAGGGTCTAGGTTCCAACATCCAAAACATTTACCACAAGGCTTATCCTTGTCATTCCAACAGTAACCTAACATCTATTTTCCTTTACTTGGGTTTGTCCATTTGTCTACCATCTTTTCACCAGAACGACCAACTACGTAGCCTCCAACACCAAGAGTTAATAGATTCCAAAGTTGATCGGGTAGTTCCAATACATTATTCATAATCTCTGGATAAGCGATTGCTATTATAGGGAATACTAAATAGTTAACAGCTATGATAGCTATAACAATTAACATTAAAAGAGGTCTCCAAGAAGCAGTCAACCAGTTGCCTGACGAAGCTTCTGCTAGTATAATCTCACCACGAACCTTCTCTATTGAGTCAGCATGTTCTAGTAAGGCTAGCTTAGTTTCTCTTTCAATCTCAGCTCTTTTATCTGAATCAGGTATAATCCGCTTTAACACGTCACCCATGATAGGAGTTAGAAGAGGTAATAAAGTACTTATCATTTTATTTCCGAACTACAGTTCACAAGCATCTTCCGTTCTTTGATGCTCATAGAATCTATCGTTAGACCTTTTAGTTTCCATTTCATTCATTTTAGTTATCTTTTCAGCGTATACTTCTGAAGAAAGTCTTATACCAAATAAACTTGGCACATTAACCAATAACACCGCTACGATTAGTCCGTATAGAACTCCCCTAATAATGGTAGGGAGTAATAGTTTTTTATGTTCTTCAATCACAAGACTAAACCTCCCTTTATAATAAATGTAAGTATGCCACCTAAAATAGCACCTATAAACAACTTAACAATCCAACCAATGATACCATCAAAAGATTTTAACTTAGCTTTAGTTATATCAAGATAGATGTTGATGTTGTTGATTTCTTCTTCCATATCACGGACAGTGTCTCTTAACTTAAATAGACGTTTTTCTAATTCATCCTGATCAGTTTGTAACGCGCGTATATCGTCAGCATTTCTATCACTCATGTCTATTCTCTCCCTAAGATTACTTAGGGTAGGAGCCCCAAGTTAATTGATAATGAGGCCCGTCTGGAAAGGATTTCCAATCTCCTCCCCAATCCATGTCTATTTCTAATTCTTTTGCTGCTTGCTTCATAGCATCAGCTATCTTGTAGTATAAAGGCCAATCCCATCTTACGGTTCCATCTACATATGCTCCAAGGTCTACTCCGTGACCTGTAAGGTGTCTGGAATTAAGAGTTGTTGAAGCTCCTCTAGCTACTAGCTCTTTCTGTCTACCCAGGGTACGCATACCCTCTAGCACAGTGAAATCTACTTCAGTAATCTGTATCGCTCTTTCAACTACAGCTACTAAGTCTTTGTGGAGACCCTGTAACCTTTGTTTACTTCTTACACCTAATCTATATGCCATCTTTATTCCTCCCAGTCCCTTTTACGTTTAGGGTCTAATACATCTCTGCTGTCTAACTTTTTCTCTAGGAACATAGATCGTTCCATCCTATCCAATGAAACCCAGTGTCCTGTATCCAAGTAATACTTTTCTCTTATATAGAAAACATCACTACGAGGAATATGTAGGTTATACAAAGCTCTTAGGTCGTCGTCTGCTAGAGCTTGAAAAAATGTGTTAAGGACATCATCGGATGAGTCGTATTTATCTTTAGGGGAGGTCATTGTGTCATCTTGTTATTATTATTATTGTGACTTCTGACAGTTATAACACATAGTGTTTTATAAGTCAAGGGGATTTTCAAAAAACTTATACTAAGTTATGCGACAAAGAAGAACTAATGTTAGCATATACTTAAAGTATTACTCTAAGTATTACTTATATTTATAATTAACTAGTAGTTGGACTAAATCATTATGTTTAACTTAAAGTATACTACTCGTATGTTATACCACATAATGCCGCGAAGTCAACCCCTAATTTCATAATGTATACATATTAAAGCTTACGCTTAGTATACACTCACTATTACTCCTTGTCAAGTAAATAATACACATAGGCCCAAAATAGTTGTATGTAAACCAAGGTGGTTAACACCTAAACCAAAAATACCCCTCTCTGTCATTGTGCATATATAACACCGTATACACCCCCCATGCCCCATCTACCCCCCGTAACTACTATCCGAGGTACATATTCACGTATTCATATATCAAGATATGTCTATATGTTTTATACTTCATATTCACATATTGCAATACGTTGTTGTATACTTTTGCATACATGTTTGGTTTTCAGTATCCGATTGTATACGATTGTATTTTATATACACTTTAATAAACAATTAAATACATTCAAATAACAGAATACTTGCATAAGAACAAACAGTAGAACAAACAGTAAACAAACAGAGAACTACCCCTCAGACGCTCAAATAAGGCCACCTATAGGCTGTAGCATCTCTCTGGTACTTTACTATAGAAAAACCTCCAACGGGGAAAATCACTACTCTGTTCTATATATACCACACATTTAATTTAATTAGAATAATTTAAAGAAAACGCTTTACATTCTATTAAAAGTATCTCACGCGCGCACACGTTTCTATTATTATAATAGGATAACATATTCATTTATTCATATATGTATTTTAACGATCCAATAGAAAAAGAGAACGAATCAGGAACAAATCAAAACGAATCACCTAACCCATTGATTTCATTACATAATCTTTAATAACTACTATGAACCAAGGTTTTAGCACCTGCTAACCTATTGATTTCATTAGATAATATAAAACGAATCACTTAACCCATTGATTTTAAACGATTTTCTTTAAACTCAAACAAAACAGCCCTTTATATCACTATAATAATATCAAAATGATACAGAATATTGCCTATTTTAAAGATTTATATAAAAAAAGAATGTAATGATTTCAATGACTTACAAGAAATATGAAATTAATTTGAATTATTTTACATTTATTTTATTCAATGTTTTCAATGACTTAGGAGGAGAAACTGGATTTTATTCAATGTTTTCAAGGGGTTAGCAGGGGGTTGCATCTGATACCAAACTAATATCTAAGGATATGTATAGAAACAAACAAACGAAAAGGAGCTAAAAACAAAATCACTAAAAGCGCGGTTGGAGGCCGCTATGATCAAAATCAATCTCTCTGACTAGTACCTCCCTTGGTGCTGATACCCTGATAGGACGGGTAAGCGATGGGGTGTGTGGTTTCGGCAGTGTGCAAAAATGTAATCCTAGTTTTTAAATCATGTATTTATTAGCGTTGTTCTGAATTAACGGGTGAAAATGGAAAATTGCACAAATATTTTATATATAAGTACATCATTCTGGTGTGCTTTTATTGGAAATGTTATAGGAGAAAATTATGACAAAAGTAAACGATATTAAAACATTAGAAAACAAATTCATTACTTCAATGGGTTCTGGTATATCATCGGCTGAAAGTCTTTACCATCTAATTGCTAGTGCTGAAACATCTCAATCTGGTCAGTCACTTGCTAGTGCAATGTTCAGACTAAAAGCCAAAGGCGATCAACAAGGTTATCGTGCAGTATCGGCAATCGTTGGTGCAGTATTTAAAGGGGCAAAGCTTAAAACAGCTAAAGATAAAAAGACCTTAATTCTTGATATTACTAAAGCTGAATATGATGCTTTTGCAATGTCTCGTTTCGCTGATGCAGTGAACAAGAAATTGTCTATAAGATCAACATTAGTGAAACATGTAAAAGGCACTGTAAATAAAGCTGATGTTGAATTGCCTAAATCTTCTAAAGCATTCGCTGAAAGAATGAATAAAGAGGGTTTCACTCTTGATGCAGTAATCGCAAGCTTGCAAGCTTTAAGATTAGAATTGCCTAAAGATGGGTCGCTAATCAAGAAATAAGTTAGGAAAGTTATGCCTAGGGTTTCTCCCTACCCTAGGTATACACGTTTTAACTTTATCATGTAAGGAGAATACTATGACAAGTATAATTTTAAATGGATCGAAGTCGGGTGAATTATCAACAGAAATGGCTTGGCATTT